GTGTAGAGGGTTCGCAATTCATCTTCAGACCAGGGTATGGAAGTGGTTGGATACTTCTCACTGCAACTGATAGTCTTGGCAACCCCACCGATTGGGCTGTATGGCGAGGATATTTCGATCTCTCTGGAATCGTCGAACAACAAGAGACACTCTTCACTGTTGGTCCGGTGTTTCAGGAAGCCTGTGATTGGGATTATGTCACAAGTAATGCACAAGGGGCTCTACAAGTTTGGGACATGATAACTCAAGAGTACCTCACAGACGCTACCTTCAATGGCATATTCGCTGGATCGGGAATGTGGGTCGCCCCTGGTATGATGGGGAGTACAGAAGTCCCCACAGGAGCCCCATATGACTTAGAAGATATTCATTACGGGAATGCACGATCTATGAGTTATGGAGCAGTCAGTAGTTTGGGTCAATCTCCGTTCCATCCAATTCTTCACCGCTCGGTTAGTTGGGGAGTAGGATCTGCAACCGCCGGGCAGAAACTCTACATCACCAGGGCGATCCATCTCAACAGCGCACTATCGCCTAATCCGACTGATGATATAGGAATCCCACCAACGGCAGTTGTGGTGCCAACACTCATCCTCAAGGAACCAGACCTCCACTACATCGAGCGCCTGCGCCGATCATACGTCATTCAACCCACGGTGGATTGAATGGCGGTTGGAAAGATAACCATCCTCACACCCATCAAGTGGGGAGTGACTTGGGGAATCACACATCCATGGCATACCATCGCAGGATATGTACTCTTGAAGAATCCCTCAACACGGGGCTTGATGATCGACCATCTGATATTATTGGGTCGAGGTGCCATCGCTGGTACTCGAGGGAGTTGGGCCAGTATAATGAGTCGACTTGTTGTTCCGGCCTATGCGGCATCACGGCCTGTAGCGATAAGGGTAGCAACTAGGATCGGAGTGGGAGCTACCATAGCAGCACCCGTCGTAGGAGTTACTGCCGCTGTTGTAGGTACAGCAGTGGTAGTTGCAGGGGTTCATACAGCCGCGCTTCAGCAGATGGAACTAGTTGGTCCCAAGGCTCAGACGGTCGACATTCCCTTTTGGTATGGATTAGGAAAAGTCCAAATCAATCCATACATGATGGGTTGGGGCACGGTAGTCTAGGACTTTCGTGTATACTCGTTCAGGGATTGCTGTTCCCTGGGTACGCGTACCTGATTTCCGCACTCAGGGCAATACCAGGTGCGCCGCTCCAGGCTGAAGATCATCTTCGTGTTGCACGTCCTGTCTCCGATGAATCCATTCTCGGCCATGTCGACGTGGTAGACCCACTCTTTACAGATCGTCATTCCTCTTCATCTCCTTTGCTTAGAATGTAGGTGAAGGGATTTCCACCCCGGGGAAGTACTCTGCACACAACAGACTTGCACATTCCTGTGAAAACAATCCCCTTCTGTGAAACATTCTTTTCTGAATCCAGAACCCTCTCGCCACAATTCATACAGGGCGGTCCATGCAAGAACCAATCCTCGGCTGCATTCATTCAATCCCCAACTCCTTGTTGATGTCCTCGATCGTTTCAGGCTTCTGAAGTTGTGCAATCGTCTTAGCCGAGACCTCTAATCTAGTCGTTAGAGTACGAATAGCTTCTCCGACTGTTGTATATCCCAAGTCTTCAAGAATCCCTGCCCCTCTCATCTTCTGATCTAGGTCTCTCTTCTCTATGATTGCACTGAATACTTGGCTCCTACGACCTCTAGGCACCTGTATGTAGGCACGATACGCTTGCTCTGTCAGGTTCAAACTCACTACTGGCATATGAACGGCGAGGTATATCTTCTTATTAAATCCTACTAATGGTGAAGCAAAAAAAAGTCAACTACATAACGTAAGGCTCTTTTCGCTACGCTCATGGCACGTTGCCTGTCCGAAGGAGCAACGGGTTAGCGCCTTTATGCAGTGGGATGAGCGTTTGGATCGAGAAGATAGGGCGCAGAATGGACCCAAGGGCCCATTTCCGCCCGAATCTATAGATTATATACCGTCGTCACCCGCGTACGCGCATGGCAACGAGTAAGACTGGATCGTTCTGGCTGACTGAAGTGGTTCAGCTTGCGGGCGGAAGTACAACTGGTGATAGGGTCCAGGGCACGATTGATCTAGGAGCATATGTAGACGTTGGCGACCAACAAGCAATTGCGATCGAGAGTGTTGACTACATCTGGCAATACAGTACTGATTATTCGAGCAACCCCGAAAGCATGTTACTCACTAGTGGGTCTCTAGGGGCTCAACTAAGTGACCTCAACCCCGGAACAGCATTTGTTAGAGCGGATGATAACAGCTTGGTTTCCAGTGGGACGATGTGCATTGACCAACCCAACAACATTGTTTCTCACTCAGCCGACTTCTATCCTGATGTTTTCGGGAAGTTGGATGAATCCAGAATGGTAGTCAATGATTCACTTTACCTGGTTGCCGGAGTAGATGGGGCAACAAGTGGCACCGCTATCATATTTTTGACCGCTCGAATAAAGGCACGAATAGTCAAACTCAGCACGAAAGATTGGATGAGCATAGCGATCCAATCAACAGCCAGTGACAATTGAGGTGGGCTGATGCCCAACTACTGTCCGAATTGTGGAGAATCCCTAGGCTCGAAGGGGACTACGAAGGGTGAGGAACGCAAGACAGCCAGGAGAGCCTACGAACCAGTCAAGAAGAAGCGTAAGGCAAGCGCGTACAACAAGCGGTATGCCAGGGAATACAAGCGTTTGAAGAAGAAACATCCACGCACATCCTTCGCCGGGCTGGCGAAGAAGGCTCACAAGGCAGCGAGGAGGAAGAAGTAATGGCGAAAGAGAAAGAACCCAAAGAGCGTTTGCTTCGTAAGCTCATTCCGCATGCTCGTGTTGGTGTAGAGGGTTCGCAATTCATCTTCAGACCAGGGTATGGAAGTGGTTGGATACTTCTCACTGCAACTGATAGTCTTGGCAACCCCACCGATTGGGCTGTATGGCGAGGATATTTCGATCTCTCTGGAATCGTCGAACAACAAG